GTTGGAAGACTTAGCAAATCAAGACTTGAGTTTTTATCAAATATATACTCTCGGAGAAGTTGCAGAATTAAAAAATAAAGTGTATAATAATTATGTAATTGTAAAAGATGTACCTACAAAGTTTGATGAAATCATATACGGAGTTGANTTTGGNTTCAATAATCCGTCGGTAATTCTTGAAATCGGGTTGAAAGATGATAATATATATATACTTAGAGAGTTATACGAAACACATTTAACAAACGAAGAATTGATAGAAAAATTGAAATATTTTGTGAGAAGCAAAAGCGCTGAAATATATGCGGATAGTGGGGAACCTGCTAGAATAGAAGAAATATCGAGAGCTGGTTTTAATATATTTTCTGCAAAAAAAGAAGTGAAAAATGGAATTGATTACATAAAAAGAAAAAAGATTTATATTCACGAAAGCTGCGTGAATACAATTAAAGAAATTCAAAGTTACAAATGGAAAGAAAAAAAAGACGGAGAAATTCTCGATGAACCTGTGAAATTTTTGGACCATGCGATGGATGCTTTACGTTATGCAGTTTATACACATTGTAAGCAGAATGGAAACGAAGTAAGAATTTTTGAAAAAGATGACTGGGGGGTTTTCTAAGTGGCCGAGAATGAATACTTGAAAATGCTTAATAGTGCTTATGCGACGTCGCAAAAGTATTACGCTATTAGAATGTTTGACCTTTATACAAACTCTCACAAAATAAGATATAAAAAAGATAAAGAGATTGATAATCGTGTATTTCAAACTACAAAGGTACTTCTAAACTTTTACAAAGTGACTGTCAAGTTCATTGTTGACTTCGTTTTACAGCGACCTGTCAAAGTCTCTCATCCTGATGAAAGCTTTCAGGAATTCATTCTCAACTTCGAAAAAAATAATAGGATTGTTTCGTATAATAGAAAGCTCTTAGAAAATTTATGCGTTTTTGGGCAAACATACGAACATTTTTATTTAGATGAAGATGGCGAGCCGAGACTTAGAAATATAATGGGAATGGCAGCTATACCATTCTTTGACGATTATATGGAATTAGAAGCATTTATAGAAGATTACAAGGTATTAGACGAAAATAATCAGGAAAAGCGTATTGTTAGACTTTTCACAAATGAAGAAATTGAAGAATATAAAAATAATCTTATTCTTGAAGCAAGCGAAGAGAATATATTCAGTCAAATTCCTATTATCAGTTATATTCAAGAATTTCACGGAAAGGTTATATCAGATCTTGAAGATATTCAGTCTCTCATAGAAGAATATGAAGAGAAATTATCCGATATCGGTGATACTATTGAATATCATTCAGACCCTACCTTGGTAGCGTTTGGGCAGAAGTTGCCAAACCTTGACGCAAGAAAGGGAAAGATATTGAATTTTGAGAAGGGCGCGGACGTTCGCTATCTCACATGGAATCAGGATGTTGAAGCGGTAAAGTGGTACTTGAAAGAGTTGAAAGATTTGATATTCGAAATATCAATGACTCCAAAGGTTATTCTTTCTCCAACCAGCATATCGAATATATCTGGAGTTGCGCTATCGATTATGTACTCTACAGCGTTGATAAAGGCCAACGAGAAGCAATTAGTATTGAAACATGGTTTTACTGAAAGGTACAAGCTTTTAGCGGAGTTATATAAAATAAAGACTGGTAGAGATATCAATTTAGATGAGCTTGAGATTACGTTCAATGTTAGTATTCCAGCCAACGAAGCCGAACTTGTAAATAATTTGCTTATGCTTTATAATTCAGGTGTAATAAGTAGGGAGACGGTGATGAACAATGTTCCGTACGTTACCGATGTGGCGCAGGAAACAGAGAGGATAAAAGAAGAAACGTATGACGTGTATGAAGAGCAAGCGCAAGAAGAGTTGAAAAATATTCAAGAAGAGAATGAATGAAGATGAGGGAAGATATAAAGCTTATTGCAGAGTTTGAAAGGTTTTATGAGAGAGAAATTTTGAGACCTTTTGTAAATAATGTAGAAAAACTGATATCTTCAACGGGTTTTGAAAACTATGTTATACCGAAGACGTTTAAAGAGAAACTAAAAATAGAAACAAATAAATATGCAAAGAATTTGGAAAAAGGATTTAGAGAATACTTTGAAAAGGTTGATGGCAAAGTTTATGAAGCGTGGTATGATGAGCTTTCAAATCAGCTTGATGAAGCGTTAGAGACAAACAAAGTAAGATTTAAACGTACAGATTATTTGTTTGATGATGTAAAGAAAAGGGTATTGAAAAAAGAAGGGGAACGTTGGTTGACTTTGTGTTCACTGAACAAACATGCGACGTTCAATATATGGAAAATTTACGATGCGGATGGATTAAAACTTTCGGACAGAATTTGGAAGATGGCAGATGAAGCGAGTAAAAACATTCAAAGACAAGTGATGCTTAGCTTACAAACAGGAATGAGTGCGGACAGATTGAAAGAGCAAATACTCAAGACGGCAGAGCAAGTAGAAGTAAAGATACCAAAGTATTTGGAGAATCAATTGAAAAACGCGTCTCCAAATAAGATTGCTGAGGAAGTAGCAAAATATGTAGAAAGAAAAGAAAGTTACAATGCAAAACGAGTAGCACGAACGGAAATACAGAAGGCTTGGAGAGGTAGCTATATGGAACAAGTGAAACAATTATCTTTTGTAAAGGGTATAAAATGGAATTTGTCAGGCTCTCATCGTGAGAAGTGTGTATGTGAAGATTATGCAAGAGCGAATTTGGGGCTTGGAATGGGAGTTTATCCTGTAGATGCGGTTCCTAATGGGGGTTTGCCTCCACATCCTAACTGTTTTTGTTATTTAACAAGTGTTTTAGATGAAAATATAATTCCTGTAGAAGGGAGATGAAAATAAATGGCGGATGTGATGAAACGAGACAAAACGTGGAATGTGCCAAGCGCGGGTTCGAGCAAGCGTGAAGATTGGCCAAGTCACGTATTTTTAGATGAGCAAGGTAGACGGTATCCGTACAAAAAATATATCGATGGAGAATGGAAAATCAGTTGCGCAGGGTTGCTTGCAGCATACCGAAGGGCAATAATGAACAAGGATGCAGCAATAGAAGCAAAAGCAAGAAGAATAGCAGAAGAAAATGAATGCCCGTGGGCAACGAAGGAAGAATAAAATATAGGAGGTAAGTAAAATGGCGAATGAAGATAAGAGGCTTGAGAATGAAGAACTTGAAAAAGGGCTTCAAAACAAGACTCAAGAGAAACAAAATGAGCAGCAAAAGAAAGATGTGATATACGACGATAAAGATCCGAAGGAAGTTTTGAAGGCTATGGCAGAGCAATTAGGAATAAATGCAGAAGAATATGAAGTAATGAGCAAATCAGAATTGCAATCGCTCATTGATCAAAAGATCACAAGCGCAATAAAAACTCGAGAAGAAAATATCAAAAAGCAGCAAGAAGAGGAGCGATTGAAACAAGAGAAGCAGTGGGAAGAGTTGCTCAAGAGAAAAGAAAGTGAACTTTGGGAGATAAAAAAGCGCGAATTGATAAGAGACTCTGGGCTTCCTGTTACACTGGCAAAATTGATACAGGGTGATAGTGAAGAACAGATAAAAGAATCGATAGAAACTCTGAAATCCGCGCTTGAAGAGGTTACGCAGGAAAGGTTGAAAAATGAGCTTGAAAATAGGCTCAAGGGTAGAAAATATGAACAAGTAACAAAACAACCGTTAAATATCACTCGGGAGATGTTAGCGCAACTCTCTCCAGATGAGATTAACAAACTTTTTGAAAGTGGAGAGTTACAAGAGTTTTTAAAAAAATCAAAATGAAAAAATATAAAGGAGGCTAAAAAGTATGGCAGTAAAAAATTTTATTCCTGAGATATGGAGCTCAAGGTTATTAAAACATTTAGATATGAATTTAGTTTTTAAAAGCTTAGTAAACACTGACTATGAGGGTGAAATAAAAAATTATGGTGATACAGTTAGGGTAAATCAGATAGGAAATATAAAGGTTGAGAATTGGGCAAAGACTCAAAACGTTGTTCCACAAGATTTAGATTCAACTCAAGCGATATTAACAATCGATCAAGCGAGATATTTTGCGTTTCAGGTTTATGATGTGGATGCAGCTCAAGCAAATGTGAATCTTATGGATGCGGCAATGGAAAGGGCAGCTTTTTCACTCGCAAAAGATATAGACACTTATATAGCTCAAAAGTATATTGACGCAGGAATAGAAATGGGTGATTATGAAGTTAAAGCCGAATCAGGAACAAGTACAATAACGGCTTATGATTTGATAACTGAAGTTGCAGCAAAGCT